ATGTGGGAGCAATGGGCTGAGCAAATTCAATATCATATTCTAGGAAGATCCTTCCCACAATAGTATTATCAGCCACCCCATTGGGTTCATTCTGATGAACAATACAACCCCCAATATTAAAATTACTGGGAGTTGCACTTCCTAGATAATACCAGGGAAGCACAGGGTGAAGCTCAGCACGCGTTACGGTGAAATCAAGAGATGTCACCCCATGCATGTTCGAGCCTCCCCAACATGGACCAGTAGCCCACTTCGCGAAATTATAGATGGTACCTGTGTTAGCGTCACCCGACCAAGTCTGGGCGTCGATAAATTCAGGAGTCCAACCTATAACGGTATACCCTCGTTGGGTAGTCGGACACGAAGACTGGAGCATCACTCGTACAGAATTAATACGAAACTTCGAATAATTCCGCGCGAGTGCTGCGAGCCAGGGCATATTTGCAAAATTGGCTCCGATGGCAGAGAAACCTTTTGTAAGGTTTGTCTGCGCTGAGTGAACCGTTTGCATAGGGTCGATGTAACGGACACGTATACCATTCGTTAAACTGGTAATACGACGTTCCCCTCCCCTCATAATCGTTCTGGTTCCCATTCCCGCATTGACTGTGGGACGGAAGGTCACCCCCGTGGAATTACTTCCACGAGAGCGATTAGAGTTATTCTTCTTCGCCATTTCTATTTAATTAGTGCAGTAGGTACTCCTATCTACTGGACCATTCCTCTTCGTAGAGGGGCCTGATGGTCTCTCGCTTATCCTCTTGGATAGACCCAGAGTAATTAGAAATGGAGTCGGACGACGGGTTCGTCAACCAGGGTACCTCTACGAACATGGTACCACTGAGGGCGCAACTCGTGCCAATCGTTTCTGTGGACCGAATCTAGAGCAGATCCCGATAGGGGGGGAGTGGGGTTCTTCTGAAGCCATCGATTAAATCGACGTCTTCCAAAGATCCTCTGGTGTTTGAGACTTTCCAACGACTCAAACCACCTTCTTATCTGCATCAGTTCCCTTGACAGTCCACCAGATCGAGAGTAAGGATCGGGCAAAATATTCTCAGGAGGAATAACTACATCTGGAATACCCCATTTCAGGAAGGGATCCTGTTGAGGGATCTCTTTCTGATAGAGGGTCTCTATCCGGGAAAAGGGGGTTCGGAAACCCTCTTCTCCTAGATAGGAACCAGTACGGTGAGCCTCCATCCAAATCCTCTGGTACCGGGTGAAGTTATACCCGGCTGGAACAGGTAATCCCAGATTTCCGAGTTCCCTAGGACCAAAGATCGATCCCGGGAATCCCTGAATTATGGGGTACCTCTCACGGATCATGGAGATAGCCTGCTTTTGGTAATTTGGAGAGACTCCCTTCCAGAAGTCTCCTAAAATTCCAGCAAGCTGACTCCATGGAGTAACTTGTCGACCATATTTATCGACAAAATCGCCAAGATAACCGAGAAGTCCAACATTCGGGAAAATAAGTCTCTCCAGTCTGTGGAGATCCTTATTCCAGGTGTAGACCTCTGAGTTGATCATGGCCAGATCTCGTGAGTAATAGTTCTTACCAACGGATTTCTTCAATCCAACATGTTTGGTATGAAGTTCCCAGAGTTCATATTCCCGTCGTGAGGCGGGAAACAGGACATCATCTCCATTTACTTTAATCCATCGATCAGGTGGAAGAGAGATAGAAGATGCTGCCTTGTTAATTATGCACAATAAGGGAAAGGAGAGAATATGACCCATCATTTGTCCCCGAAGAACTACGTTATCAGGTTCACCTATAAAGATACTATCAAAGGAGTGCTCTACTAGCCGCTCAATCCAATTCCGAATAAGGGGATCAGTAAAGATCTCCGTATTATTGGGAAATGAGAATGTCGTCCTCTTGAGCATCTCTCTTGCGGCATACTTGGTATAATGGAGATGAATACGGTCTGTAGCAGACTCGTAATCACCTGAAACAAACCTCTGACCCTTTTCAAGGGAAAGATCATGAAGTGCGAGATGAACTGGGGTTCCTCCAATCAACTCATAGACCTTATCCCGACGCATGGTACTATGCCATGCTTCCTGGATAGGCTTGAGTAACTGGAGAATCCAAGATGATC